GCCTGGGCAATGCGAACTTTGCCAGCGCCATGCAGTTCGCCCCTGAAGACGAACTGCCCGTCGGCTTTGCCGTGGACACGTATCGGACCTACTTCTCCCTGGTGGCGCTGTCGGAAGACTTTGCGGACACCACCGAGACCTACAAGGCAGCCCAGCGCTGGCTTGGCGGCACTCCAGCTACTCGCGAGCTGAAGGTGTGGGGCGTTGCTGATGCCGACCTGACTCGAGCCGCGACTCTCAATAAGGCCCGCAATATCCTCTGGTGGTACTGGACCATGTGGACGGCGCCGATTCTGGCCGTCAAGGCGGATGTTCTGGCGATCGCTCAATGGTGCGAAGACAACACCAGCATGTTGATCAACAACCAGACCGGCGCATCGGCTACTGAGATCCGCGACCCGGCCGACACCGACGATATTGCCACCCAGCTGACCACGGCAGGCTTCCGCCACGTCTACACCGCAGCGCACGCTACCGACCCATATTCCGGATCGGCGCTGGCCAAGCACTTTGCTGCAGTGAACTACAGCGCCGACAACTCAACTATCACCGGTGAGTTCAAGAAGTCGCCGGGTGTACCGGCAGAGTCGCTGACTGGCACTGCGTATACCGCGATGCAAAGCGCCACCAAGAAAGCCATCTTCTACACCGTCGTCGACAATCAAGGTTCGGTCGATTCGGGGCGCTGGATCAACACCGTCACGCACAGCACCTATGGCGAGTTCATCGATGATGTGGTGAACCTGGATGCGTACATCAATGGTTTGACCACAGCCCTGTACAACGCAGATGCAAACCAACCTACCAAGTTGCGGCAAACCCCAGTCGGCGAAGCTGTTTTGATTGGTGCCGCGAGGGCGTTCTCACAAGGTTATATCGGGAATGGCTATCTCGGGCCGCGCAACTATATCGATCCAGACGACGGCCTGGAGAAATACACCGCCGGCTTCGAGATTCTGACCAAGCCTGAGGAAATCCTCGACCTGTCGGATGCCGATCGCAACGCCCGCAAGGCAGCCCAGCTGCGCATCCGCCTGTTCCGAGCCGGCGCCATCCACGTTGTTGACGTTGACCTCGACGTTTATTGATAGGTGACCTGAATGAGTCTGAATAATTTCTCGAACGACCTGACCGTCGTCACCATCAACGGGCGACAGATTCAGGACTGGGGCGAAACTGCCACCCCGTACACGGATGCGCCGATTGACCCGCGCAGCCAGCTACGCCGAGGGCAGGGTGGCAACGCTGTTCGCCTTGATCGCCAGAATCCGGGGCGCGAGGTGAATATTTACCTCAACCCTGGGTCTTCTGATGCCGCATACGTACAGGGCCTGTACAACTCGAACGCCAACATCACGCTGACCTACACCCAGATCGGCACGCTTGAAAGCGCCCTGGGCTCGGAGGGCGTATTGGTGAACGACGGCCAGCGCGGCCGGGCCGGCTCTACCATCACGGACGACCAGTTCACGATGCAGTTCAACATCTGGGAAGCGACAAGGGGCTGATAGATGAGCGTGAAACCATTCACCATCGGCGGCGTGCAGTACAACGCCGCCATGGCCAGCGCTGTCGATCAAGACCGCCTCATGTCCCTGCTGTCCGGCGCCGTGCTGGAGCGATTCGCCGCGGCGGCGCAAGCCGGCATTGAGGTTGATGACCAGGTGCTTTGCTCGATGTTCATGTCGATGCGCCAGGACGTGAAGGCCCAGGTCGTGCAGGTACTCATGACTCGGGTGTTTATCAATGGCACTGAGCGCGCCGTCACCGTCGCCGACTTCGGCGGCAAGATGGTGCAGTACAACCAACTGCTGGCCGAGCTTCTGCGCTGGAACCTGTCCGATTTTTTCGACTGGCTGCCAAGCGGCGAAAAAAGCCCAAGGCAGCCGGGCGCGCAAAGCGCAGCGCAGTAAATTGGTTCTTGATGCGCCCATGTGTCGGCATCACTGGCGTCTGCCCGCCGCTGTGCACCTGGGTTCAACTGGCTGATGGATCCCTGTCCATTGCGGACGTGGAGCGATTCAACCAGGCCATGGACGAGATGTGGGCTCAATACGAGGCTGTGACGAATGGCTAGCAAAGTTCTAAAGTCGTTTCTGATCGGCATCGGCTATGACACCAAAGCCCTGGAAGCTGGCGACAAGAAGATCAACGCCAGCCTGAACGGCATCAAGTCTGGCGCCCTGGGCATCTCAGCGGCGCTGATTGGTGCTTTCGGCACGGCTGCCAGCGCTATCGTCGGGGTTGCTGGGCGCGTAGACAAGCTGGCTATGTCCACGCAGAACCTGCGCACGTCCCAGGCTGCCGTGTACAACTATGGCAACGCCCTGAAACTCATGGGTGGCGATGCTTCCGATGCAGTGGACACTCTGCAGCGCTTCGAGGAAATCCAGAACAACCTGCGTCTCAAGGGTGATGCCGGTCCGATCGGAGATCTCGCAACGGCCGGCATCGACGTGAGCTCGCTCTACGCGACGAAGACCGGCGAAGAGTTCATGCGTGCGCTTGCGGAAATGATCCCGCGACTTGATGAAGGGCAGCGCGCCCAGGTTCAAAGCTCGCTCGGCCTATCGGACGGTGTGTTCCGCTCGCTAGCCGGCGGGGTGGAAAAGCTCGACGAGACCATGAAGCGCGCCAGCGCACTTACCGGCAGCGTCGACCAGTTGACTGACAATGCGAGGAAGCTCGCAGAAAACTCCGCTGAGTTCAGCCTGATCCTCGAAGGCGTCAGCAATGAGCTCTCAGAAAAGTTCATGAAAAGCTTGGTTGGGGCTGGTAGCGCGCTGAATAATTTTCTCAAGGATCATCGCGAGGAAATCGGTGGCGCGATTGATTATGCCGCAGAAAATCCAGGCGCCACCGCAACGCTTGCCGCATCGTCTGTGTCCGCCGTTGTAGGCGCAACGCTGGCAAAGATTGGGCTTACATCGATCGGCGGGGTGCTTAGCAAGTCGGGGACTGCTGGCGTAGCCATCACTGGCGCCGCCGTTGGTTCGAATTTGCTCAACAGATCCCTGAACGAATACGTTCCTGGTTACGGCGATGCGTCGCGTGGGTTTGATGAGGCACTCAAAGATTTTACGGGCCTGGATCGAATAGAAGGGCCGATGGAGTTCTTGTTCGGTGGTGATGGGAACGCAACCCAGAGTCACGGCGACTTCAGATACGAGAAGCCGCAGGAATACACAGGCCAGGTCATTCGCTCACAGGAGGACGTCGACTACCTGGAGCACCGGGACAGGTCAGCCGCCGACACCATGCCTCCGGCGGAATCCACCAGTCGCGAAGACGAACGAAATGCGAACGCCGATGCACTCGCAGGCGCGCTGAGCCGCACGCCGATCAGGGTCGAGAACCAGGTGGGGCTGACGGTGCAACTCGACGGCCAAGCGCTGGAAACAAAAATCACGCAGGTCAACGAGCGTCAGAACTACGAAACCCTGGGTGACCTGAAGACCACGACGGAGCGATAAACGTGAGCATCATCAACATCTTCACGCGCCAGGCGCCGACCATTGCCGGCTACTCGTTCGACGCGGTGCTGGAGGATACGTTCGAGGCTACCGTTACGCTCACCTCGATCCCGATTGAATCCGGCGTCCGGATTTCGGATCACCGAATCCTCAACCCTTTCAAGTGGTCGATGACCGGGGCGATCAGTAACAACCCTGTCAAAGTCCAGCTGACTGACTTCCTTGGCGGTGCTCTTTCGAACCTGACTGACAACCCGATCGTATCGACCGTGGCCGGCCTGTCCGCTGGCTGGCTGGCGGGAAGCAACGAAACCCGGGCAAGTACGACGCTCGACTTCCTGATCTGGCTGATGCAGGCCGCTGACCCGTTCGATATCGACGCGGGCGACATCCTGCTGAAGAACATGGCGATCACTCGACTATCCAGAACCAAGGAACCCCGCAACGAGGGTGGCCTTGAGTTCGTGGTCGAGCTTCAGGAGGTCATCAGTCTTGACCGTATCGTTCAGGACACGCAGTGCTCGGTGCCACAGCTGCGCGACGGCGACCCATCACAGAGCGCGCTGGCCAGAGTGGTTAAACGCGGGCAGGCGATCGCCAAGGAAGCCAACGATGCCGTGTCGAGTGCGGTAAACAACATTCTCGATGGAGTAGTCTGATGTTAGTGATCCCACTACGTCCCGGCGCGGAAAACGCGCACCCGCGGTTCTCCGTGCAACTCGGCGAGAACCTGATCGATTTCGAGCTCGACTTCATTTCATATCTGGATGCGCCAGCCTGGTCGATGAACCTGGTGCGCGATGGTAGTCGCATTGTGTCTGGGGCAATGCTCGAGCCTGGCAGTGACGTAATCCAGAGCTACCGAACCGGTATTGGCCAGTTGGTATTCACCGGCGCAGACGTGACGCTGAACAACCTCGGCGTCGATAACTTCCTCGTTTGGATACCTCCACTGGTGGAAACATGAGAGAGCGCGTTTGGTCGGTCGATGTGAACGGCCAGCCGTATATCAGTCCCCAGATCGGGCGCCGCCAGTTTCGCATCCAATTCAGTATCGATATTTCACCGGGCGACGCGATCTCGTTTGCCGATATACGCCTCTACAACATGAACAAAGGATCAAGAATTGCTCAGGGCTCGAGCATCGTTCTGCGTGCCGGATACAGCGACAACATCGACGCGGTGTTCACTGGGTTTGTGACCAACACCTTGCGTGATCGTGAGCCTGGTGCGCCCGAAATTATCACTCGCCTGATTTGCCGCTCTGGCCAGCCGGCGGTAGACCGGGCGTCGGCTCAGCTGTCGTTTGGTGTCGGAACCCGCATAGAAGAGGTGCTCCGAGCTTTGGCCGCAGCGTGGCCCCTGCCGATTGACATCGACAACGCCCAGTTCGCAGACGCGAAGCCGCTATCGTCGGGTCTAGTGGTGGACGGTGATATCCCTGCTGCGATGACTGATCTGGCGTACGCCTACAAGTTCGAGTGGATGCAAGATCGCGGGCGGATCGTCGTGACGAAGCCGAACATGCCTCGCACCGCGTCGCCGGTGAAGGTTGATCAGTTCAGCGGGATGATCGGCATTCCGGAAGTATCTCGCGGGCCTGATGGCCTTGGCGTGTTCGTTTCGGTACAGCTCAATCCATCATTGCGCATCAACGGCAAGATCGACGTCGAGAGCGAGTTCGCGACCTTTAACACCGGCAACCTGTTCGTGTCCGAGTTGAGCGGTGATGCCAGCGCAAATGGTGAGTACAACGTCTTCGCGATGAAGCACACCGGTGACTCCTGGAGCGACGTTTGGCGCACCGAAATTGAAGGTTTGCGCGCAGAAACGGCACCGCCGCCGACTCAGGTGGCCACGTCAGAGAATGGCAAGTTGGTCTGGGGAGCCAGGGTTGACCCGGAACGCCTGGTC